CGCATCCGATGTAGTGTACTTTGGTGAAAAGTATTGCTTCTCTATGACGGATGAGGGTATACGTCGTATCAAACTGCGTTCGTATCAGAAGACTATGCTTAAGTCTTTTCAGGATAACCGCTTTAGCGTAATGCTTGCTAGCCGACAAATTGGAAAGACCGTAACGTCTTCCATTTTTATTGCGTGGTATCTGTGTTTTCATTATGACCGTAACGTCATGGTAGTGGCTAACAAACTTGCAACTACATCGGAAATTGTAGATAAGATTAAAATCATTCTCAAGAATCTGCCGTACTTTATGAAACCAGGTATTGTCAATGGCGGCGTAACCGGAATGAAGTTTGACAACGGTAACCGTCTTTTCTCACAGGCAACTACCAAAACAGCAGCCATCGGTTTTACTATTCACTTATTGTTCGCGGATGAGTTTGCTCACATCCACCCTAACTTCTTGCTACAGTTCTATCGATCCATTTACCCAACGCTATCATCCTCCAAGATATCGCGGATGATTATCTGTTCAACGCCAAATGGTATGAACCTCTTTTACGAGATATATCAAGGCGCATTGCAAAAGAAGAACGCCTTTGTTTCTATTCGGGTGGACTGGTGGGAAGTCCCTGGACGTGATGAGGAATGGAAAAAACGAGAAATAGCCAACCTGGGAAGTGAAGAGCTCTTTAATCAGGAATACGGAAACCAGTTCTTGGCGTCTTCAAGATTGCTTTTGCCAAGTAGTACTTTGCTCTATATCAAACGCACAAGCGCAGAATACATGTGGCATGAAATGGAAGACTTTATAGACTATCCTGACTTATCAAATTCTCTTAAGTGGCATCCAGGCTATGACCCTAACTCCCCAGAGACCAAAGATGAACGTATCATCTTTGCGGTAGATTTAGCGGATGGTGTTGGCCGTGATTACACAGTAATTAACATCTTTAAACTAGAAACACAATCACCTGCAATGGTTCGTAAAACACGAGACTGGATGGATGAAACAAGCTTCTTTCGTTTAAGACAGATAGGAATGTTTCGTTCAAACGTACACTCAGTCGAAGAAGCCGCTAAGGTATTAGAGATTCTTATGTTTGAAACATTTTACCATGAGTACTGTAAAGTTGTTATGGAAATTAACTTTAAAGGTAATGTTGTCAAGGAAAGACTAGAGCGCCACCCAGAGTTTTACCCAGAGCTCTTTTTGCACACAAAGCATTCTGTAGCAAATGACCAACTAAAACTGGGAGTAAAAATACAAAAGGACAACAAGGAATCATACTCCAGAGAGTTGAGAACACTGGTACAGTCCAAAAGAATCGTGCTAACTGAAAAAAGAACATTCGAAGAGTTGTCATCATTTGGTCTTAACAACGCAGGCCGTTACGAATCACAGATAGGAAATGATGACGTGGCTATGACATGCGTCAATATTGTGCCTTATTTTGACTCAGTAGATTTTTATGAGCTTGTAGAGGATATGTACGATACAACAACAGCAGCGTTCAAAAAGGCTACTGAAGAGCGTATGTCAGCTAATGACCGCGCAGGTGATGATATGATGGACGTTTTCCGAGTGATCAAAAACATGGATTCTAACCCAGTCTTTGGCAAAAATGCTGGGACTTTTAAGCAAAACAACAAAAAAGATAACAACAACCGCTTTAGACCTTAACTATTTTCATATCCAAGATGTGATATATAGATTGATAGGATTTATATGCGTCCTAAAAAAAATAATCATTAGAGAATGGCTCAAATTACACTTGACCTCAACAGATTTAAGGCTTCCGGCGTCTACACTATAGAGTTTGATGCATCGGAAAGTTTAGTAATCTCTACACAAACTATCCGTTTAGTAGTAGGATTCTCAAGAATAGGTCCTTTCAACGCTCCGGTGTTTTTACGCGATATTCGTACAAGTAGAAGAATCTTTGGAGGTATCGACTCTGTCTTAGAGGCTCGAGGATCTTTCTTCCACCGTGCATTGGAAACATGTCTTGCAACAGGACCAATTTTTGCACTAAACTTATTAGCGCTTAACAACGTTCCGGTTAACGAAGGTGGTGACGCTGTAGATTACCGCTCATTTGCATTAGCTGCAGACGAAGAGAACGGAAACATTACACGTGCACTTTACTCTTCTTTCTACAACAAAGAGCGCTTCTGGTTTGCTGATAAGGAATACCTACAAGCAACAGTTGACAGCAGACCGATTAACCGTGGAAGACTTTTCAACGTAGTTAACCTGGGACAGCAAGTTGCTAGCTTTATCATTAAAAAGTCTAACAATGCTGCACAGTACAACGTGACTGCTCAAGAGTATTACGGCGCAGATGAAATACCTGCGTACATTAAACCAACTGACTATATGTCAGATTACTTCGTAGACGTTTATGTAGTTAAAGGTGATTGGACTAACCTACCGCTTTTAGCACAAGACCCTATCTACAGTAAGTACTTTGATAGACGTGGTATTATTGCAAGCCGCCTAGATCAGTTCGTGGCACTTGATGGTGTAACATTGATTGGTTCTTTTACAGGATGCATCATACCAAACTTCTTGGATAACAATGGTAGCAACCAATCTATTGATACAATCGTAAACGCAAACATCGCTATTACTGGGTTCTTTATGAACATCAACGAAAGCGCTTTAAGTGATTACGAAAATAGCGCATACAAAGTTGATATGGTAGGTCACTCACTTATCAATACAACCGATGATACTATTGATTTTCTATCTTACAACACTCCAATTAAAAGTGTTTTAAGCTACAACGGCGAAGGCTCTGACCTTGATACTAACGAGTTAACTCTACAAGTATTCGACCCTCTAAGTGGCTCTGTTTCTCCATACTTGAAGTCATTCCCATACGGAGGAGCTAGCGGTAACTTTGCTAACGTTTTAGCAATTCCAAAACCAATACCAAGCGACACTACTTTTACGCCTTCACAGTGGGAAGCCCTACTTGATGGTTTAAGTAAAGTATCTTTAATTCGCACTAACGGTGTTGATAGCGTAAATAACAGCGACCGTCCAAACGACTACGTTAAAGTTGAAAACGTTATTGATACAGGTTCTGAGATCCTTATACAACTTAGCACACCAGCACACACTGACGCAGGTTATCAAAACAGCTTCTCAACAACACCTGAATCAAACTACATTGAAGAGACAAACGCAATACTTGTTCCAACTCTTGCTAACACAATTGAGTTAAACAACTATACAAACCTTACTCCAGCAGTAAATGACGTAATTTTGGTACAATTCCCAGGTTACGCTAAATACTTTGAAATTGCATCGGTAGTAGTAGGAGCAACAACACTGGTAACAGTTAACACAGCTCCAACTCCAGGCGCTCCATTCTTTAACAATAAATGGTGTACACCAGGATTCCCTGCTGATGATTTCTCTTCGGTTCTACAACCAGCTACAATTAAGGTTACTCTTTTCCAAGAGTCTAACCCGGCTTCTGAGTTGCTTGCGCCAAACTTAAACATTTTCCCTGGAAACCAATTTGGATATATCCTTGAGCCTGCTGCGCAATTCAACAGCATTGAAGGTCTTGGACAAACATCTGTTCTTGCAGCAGATAACCAGGTTGGATTGTTTAACGAAACAGCTGGTATTGCTTTAGCAGATGGAAATATCGTGGACCCAGGTCTAGGTATACCTGCAGTAGACGTAGATTCTTCTAGCCCTACTTTCAGAAGCGTTAACATTGTAGATAACGCAACCGGCGCTAACCCATTCTTTATCAGTGGAGCGGCGTTAGGCGACGTTATCCGCATCACATTACCAGGCGGACAAATCTGCCGCACTATCGTTTCTGATAACACAGCAGCACCTGTACTCTACAACTCAAACACATCTGATATCTTGGCATTTGCATACGTTGAAGCCTTCCCAGGCGCTAACTTAAGCAAGAACATCAAAGGAAATCTTGTGGTAGACGGTGATAGAGTTAAATACGGAATAGGTGGTTCAATGTTTAACTACTTAAACGTAGATAACGCATGGAATAAGAAATCTGACTTATCATCAAAAGTTGCTTACGGACTTGTAGGTACACGAGTACGCGAGTACACTGACACTGCTCTTCTTAACAGAGCCGTTGCAACCTACGCATCACTAAACAACACATACGTAGATTCTACTCAGCAAATTGCACCACTTGGTCAAACAAACTATACGGTATACTCTTCAACTGCGAAGAACATTAGCGAGCAAATTTCAATCGAGGCTCCAGGACTATACGCCGCTGGAAAGAAATTCCGTCTAAACTCGGCTAATGCAGCAAAACTTGAGATTGGTGATTTTGTAGTAAACAACGACATCAACAATCCAATACTTGTACGAGTTATTGGCAAAGTGAAGAAACTTGACCCGGCTACTGGAGTACCATTCTTTGAATACTCGGTACTTGAGGTTCCTGGTTTAACTGCAATTAGTGGAATTGACTACATAACTAAATTTACACCAATACAAAAATTCGTTGACCGTTACCAGTTCACGAGCTTCTCTGGCTTTAAAATGACTGAGTTCCACTTACCTGGAACGCCTGCTCAGCTTGAGAAAATCTTAAGTGTACTAGAGACAACAAACATTGGTGAAACTCTTGCATCAAAAGATGTTATCTCTTTCCGTTACATCGTTGATACATTCAACGGTGGATTAGAACCGCAAATGGGTCCAAAACAATACTTAAGCCGCTTGGCTAGGAATCGTATGCAATGTATGGCTCTTCTTAACGCGCCGTCAATGGCCGAGTTCCAAGCAAGCACTGACCCAAGATTTACTGAATTGCCAGATCCGTCTACAGGAAATCCTAAGCCGGTTCTTAACACGGAGTACATTTCTACAGGTGGTAACCTTTCATTAGGGCCAAGCTATACTTGGGGATTGCCAGACGAAGAGAATGGTGCTAAATTTATCGGGGTCTTCACTCCAAACATCATCATACGTGAGAACGGTAGAAACAAAAGCATTCCGCCAGCTGCTGACGTATCTAACAACTTTATTCGTAAATTTGTTAATGGTGAACCTTATGCAATAGTTGCTGGTCCACGCCGAGGAGTTATTTCTAACTCTAAATTTGTAGGCATGGAATACGACTTCTTGTTAAAGGATCGTGAAAACCTTGAGCCAATCGGACTTAACCCAATTACTGTGGTTCGTAACGTAGGACCAATGATTTTTGCTAACCAAACGGCTTACCAAAGAACACTATCTGCGTTTAACAACCTACACGTAAGAGATTTGCTTATTACTATCGAGGATGCTGTAATTGATATCTTACAAAACTACTTGTTTGAATTCAATGATGCTGCAACACGTCTACAGATTCGCACGCTAATCGAAACATACCTTGATTTGGTACGTAACGGTGGAGGTGTCTACGACTACTCGGTAATCATGGACGAATCAAACAACACTCCTGAGATCATCGACCAAAACTTTGGTATCGTGGACATCGGTATCGAGCCAGCTCGTGGTCTACAGAAATTCATTAATCGTATCACAGTTCTTAAAACGGGTGCTATCTCTTCTGGAGGATTCGCAGCAGTTTAAGGTGGATATATAGTTTAGAAAATAAAAAGTAACTAACATGGCAGGACTACCGCACTACAGAAATTCCAAAGCGGCGATGAACAAATTCGAACCAGTGTTCTTATCACAGTTCGAAGTACAGCTTACACCGCCACCCGCAGTTTCAGGATGGAACTTGGTAATGGAAAACGTACTAAAAGTCGGAGGAGTTGATATCAACAAGTTACCGGCAGTAGTTGAACAAAAGTACAAAAGTGCTAAGCGTTCATTTGCTGGTGGTATGAACGACGCTACAACTGCTGACGTTCAGCTTGACTTTGAGGTCAACTTGGACGACTCTAACAGTATGTACGTCTACAAAGCACTACGTAAATGGTGTGACTTAATCTACGACCCACTTACAGGTCGTATGGGTCTTAAGAAGGACTATACTGGTGGACCAATGATCATCAACTACTTCAACAAGAATGGTGATATCTTCCGTCAAGTGAAGTTCCCGGTATGTTTCCCAACTTCACCACTACCAGTAATTGAATCTGACTTCTCAAGTAACGACATCTACAAAATCTCCGGATTTACTCTTCGTTGCGACTACTGGGAAGAGACAATTCTCTAATAGTATTCAAACTAAACATCAGGGAGCTTCGGCTCCCTTTTTTAGTGCCCTGTAAAAAACTTTTCCAAAAATGAGAACTTTTTACTGACAAGGATATATAAAGAAACAAAAAAACATGTATTATGTCAGATGAATTAGACTTCACGGATTTAAACGATGAGGCTTCAGAAAATGAAAGCCTTCGTGATCAAATCGAGAGAGAAGCCAGACTTTTTGCTGAAGCTGAAGAAGCAACAGCGACTCCAGTAGCAGAAAAAGTTGCGCAGCCTCAAGCAGCAAAGTTAACCACTTTAGGAAAGGCGGAAAAATTTCAAGCCTATGATAGCGAGCCAATCGCAGCAGATTTAGGGTGGAAGCCTGTTCCTCTTGAAAATTTACCTTCACAGGGACTCTTCTACGAAGAGGGAACACAGGTAGCTATTCGTGCGGCTACAGTAGCAGAGATTCGTCATTGGTCAACTATCGATGAAAATGATTTGTTAGGCGTAGACGATATGCTAAACTTTATCATTGAAAAGTGTTGCCGCATCAAAATACCTGGAAAGCCAGGAAGTTTTAAAGACCTTAAAGAAATTGACCGTTTCTACCTAATCTTTGCTATCCGTGATTACACGTTCAAAAACGGAGAAAACAAAATGATGGTAAACGTTGTAGACGATAACGGTATTACTCATCAGGTGGAGGTTACTAAAGAAAGTCTTGATTACTTTAACACTGAGGATAGGTTAATGAACTACTATGACCAAGTAGAAAGATGCTTTATCCTAAATATGAAAAGTGGAGAAAGCTTTAGATTGCATATGCCAACTCTGGGTGTAATGACTTTTATTAAGAATTTCATTAAGTCTAAACAACAAGCAGGACAAAACTTTGATAAGGCATTTATTAAATACGCGCCTTTTATGTTTTCTGACTGGAAAACTGTAAACCAAAATACATACGATAAAGCGGTGCAAGACTCATATTCTTGGTCCGTGCAAAGAATTTCAGTGATGGATAAAATAGTAGAAATGCTATCGGCTTCAGTAAACCCGCAAGTTCGATACATTCTACCCGGCGGTCAGGAGGGCGCCGCCCCGCTGAACTTTCAAGGTGGAATCAAGTCCATTTTCCTTATTTCAGATATCTTTGACGAGTTGGTTTGAGGTGGAGTTTATGCTCCTAAAACTTCTACGACTACAGCCTTCTGAGCTAGACCGTATGGAGTTTTACCGAGCAGAGTTCTTAATGGATAATCTAAAAGAACACCACGAAAAAGAGAGCCAGCATCGCAAGAAGGAGGAAGAGAAACAAAAGGCTGAAACACCTTCAATGTCTACATCAGATATGATGAAAATGTCTAACAGTATGATGAGCAACGCTTCATCCAGTTTAGGCGGCTTTAGTATGCCAAGCATGCCGAAGTTCTAACATATTTCAAAGAGTGCTCAATAAGATACTGAGCACTCTTTTGATATATACTCTAAAATTACAGTCCTCTTATTAAATGTCAGCAGGTGCACAGGCAGTAGTAGCCAAACTCAATGAGCTTCTTGATGTAAACAAGAAGATGCTTCAGCTTATGGAGCAAAAGGAGAAAGGCGGAGGCAAGCAAGACGCTAAGAAGGGGCCTGCACCTACAGGAGGCGGAGACGCTCTAGGCGGCATCGATGAAAAAAAGATGACCGGCCTTGCAGGTGCTATCAAAGATTTGATAGATGCCGCAAAAAATGCTGGTGGCGTTAAAGCCAACGCAGCTAATTAAGTAGTTAAATTTTACGAAACTTTCGCAACAAACATCATGAAGATTGTTGAGCGAATGGATGCTGACAAAATCAAAGATTTCAACGAACTCATGTCTACCTTAATACAAGGTTCAGGTAGGTTTG